CCACGCCTTCCGCTGGTTTAGGACTGACCACGAAGGCGCACTTGAGCACTGCCTGAGAATGCTGTCACGGTGCGACGAGCTCTGGCTTTTTGGGGACTGGTGGAACTCGGAGGGATGTGTAACTGAGCGGAACGAGGCGATGAGGCTTGGAATCCCGGTGTGTGTACCGACGCGAATACCAATGGAGGTGAAGCGACGTGGATGATCTAATGGTGGTGCTTGACGACCTCGCCCTCATGCCCGTCCGAGCTCACGATGGAGATGCCGGGGCTGACCTCAAGGCTGCCGAGGACGCGATAATTTATCCCGGAGAGGTCAAGGTGATCCGGACTGGCGTGCGGATGTGCATCCCCTGCGGATACGCCGGTTTTGTGCGGGGGCGGTCGGGGATGACTCGGAGCGGAGTCATTGTCCTGGACGGGACGGTTGATTGTCTGTACAGGGGTGAGATCGGTGTAATGATGACATCTCTCAAGGACGGCCCGGCGCTGATCAGACGGGGCGACAGGATAGCCCAGCTCGTGATCGTGCCGGTGGGACTACCCTCGTTCATGGCGGTGGACAGCCTCCCTGGATCGGAGCGAGGGGAGAATGGTTTCGGGAGTACGGGGAAATGAGGGACATGATACTGATCCTCTCCGGGTTTTGCGCCGGCGTGTGCGTGGCGGGATTCAGAGCGCTGGTTATTTTGGAAAGGGGTAGGTGGTGACAGGGTGAGGGTGAAGTCGTTCAATATTCCCGCTGGCGTTCTGCCGGTGTCGTATCGTCAGACCGAGCGCAATATCCTGCAGTATCCAGTATGGGCGCTCGTGCTCCATGAGCTGGAAGAGGCGCAGATCCGCGAGGCATCGTCGTCCGGCGGCCTATCTGGGGACAGGGTGCAGGGAGGTGAACACCTACACCAGCAAGATCGATACCTGCAGCTGCAGGAGCGGAGCCCGCTATATACCAGGCTGTCACGGAACTGTGAGATCGTCGAGCTGGCAATGAATGAACTATCGAAACAGGAACGGGAATTTGTCGATCTGTTTTTCTGGAAGGATCTGGAGTGCGACGCGTATTCCCATGAGGCAGGAGTGGCACGTGTCCTTGGCTTCGCGGAGCGGACGGTGTGGCGGTGGAAGAACCGTGTGCTGAGAAAATTGGAACCGATGCTTCGGGAAGTCGATCCGGCAGTTTTTGAAAAATGAAAAAGTGTCAGTAGAACTGACACCCTTTCCTGTGATTTAATGCTACCGTACACAGGTCCGCCCTGGAAGGGGAGCGGGCCTTTTTTTTATGCATTTCACTGGATTCCCTTCCCGGGATCCATGATCGTTTCCCCCTAAAAAAAGAAGGAATGAATCCGTGGATATGGAGCGATAGTGCAGGGAGGGGAGGAATGCCATGCCGACTCCGAGACACAAGCCAACAGAAGCATCCCGGGCGGAGGTCATGGCCCTTGCCGGCTACGGCGTCCGACAGGACGAGATCGCCCTGTATATCGGCGTGACGGAGCCGACGCTCCGAAAATATTACAAGCAGGAGCTGAAGCTCGGGAAGGTGAAGGCAAACGCCGCCGTCGCAAGGGCGCTCTACAAGGCGGGGGTGGAGGACGGGAACATCACCGCGCTGATCTTCTGGATGAAAGCCCAGGCGGGATGGTCGGAAAAGGCCAGGATCGAAGTGTCTACGGACGATCCCCTGGAGCTGATCCTTTCCGCCATAAAAAAGCGGACGAGTAAGGGCGCTGAAGATGACTAGGGCGGTCGATCTCGACTCCCTCTTCACGCCCCGGCAGATCGAGGCCCTGGCCGTTGAAAGCCGGTACAACATATTCGAAGGCTCGGTCCGGAGCGGTAAGACCTACGTCTCCCTCTGGTGGTGGTGTTTCTTCATCAGGGAGTTTGCTCCGGAGAAGGGTAATTTGCTGATGATCGGGCGGACGGAGCGGACCCTCGAGCGAAACGTCCTGAACCCGATGATCGAGATTTTCGGCCCGGCTAGGATGCACTACTCCCGGGGCCTGGGTGAGGGGGAGTTTTTGGGCCGCCGGTTCTACTACGTCGGCGCGAATGACGAGCGGTCTCAGGAGAAGATCCGGGGAATGACGGTGTGCGGTGCCTACGGCGACGAGATCACACTGTGGCCTGAATCGTTCTGGGAGATGCTCAGGTCCAGGCTGTCCCCCAGGGGAGCCCGGTTCATCGGGACCACGAATCCGGATTCTCCTTTTCACTGGTTGAAGACGAAGACTCTCGACCGGGAGGATGAGTTGAACCTGTCCGTGATCCGGTTTCGCCTTGACGGCAATACCTTCCTCGACCCTGATTTCATCACCGACCTGAAGAAGGAATATACCGGACTGTGGTACCGGCGCTTCATCGACGGGGAATGGTGCCAGGCTGAGGGAGCCGTATACGACACCTGGGACGAGGAGCTGTACGTCCGGGAGAATCCGATACAGGGGCATCATACCCGGGATATCGCAATTGACTACGGGACGAGCAATCCGACCGTATTCCTGGAGTGTCTTCACGGCGGAGGAAATTTCCACGTCGCCAGGGAGTACTACTGGGACAGCCGGGGAGAAGGACGGCAGAAGACGGACGGACAATATGCGGACGACCTGGAGGAGTTCATCGGACAGGGACGCTGCCGGTGGGTCGTCGTGGATCCCTCGGCGGCCTCGTTCATCGCAGAACTGAAGCGCCGGCGCCTTCCCGTCAAGCCGGCGGACAACGATGTCCTCGACGGTATCCGTGAGGTGGCGAAACGGTTGTCCTCTGGAGACCTGACCATCGCCCCGGGCTGCGAGTGGACCAGGAAGGGTTTCTCCGCCTACGTATGGGATTCGAAGGCGCAGCGGAAGGGAGAGGACAAGCCGCTCAAGGAGAACGACCACGCCATGGATGCTCTCAGATATTGGATCTATACCCTGTATCGGACGGCCCCGGCTCCCGGGAGGGTGGTCTCCCGGCCCGTGGGAATGTGAGGAGGAAAAAGGATGGACAAATGGACGCGGTTCCCCCCGACTCTCGAGGACGAGGAACGGCTGGACAACTACACCGTATTCCGGAAGCTCATGATGGGGATGCACGGCGAGGCGTACGAGGGGATCAAGCATTATCTCCCGGACGGCAAGCGCCGGCTCGTATATCTGTCCGTGAATTTCGCCGGGATCATCTCGAAGCTGTCCGCGGATCTCCTCTTCGGGGAGCCCCCGGCGATCACCGTCGAAAAGGGGCAGGAGGATCTGGACGGGATCATCGAGGAGAATTCCCTGCAGACCCTGTGCCATACCATGGCCCTTTCCTCGTCATATCGCGGCGACTGCGTATTCAAGGTCCGGTACGGCAAGGCCAGGGACTGGGACGGGGAATCCCGGGCGATCATCGAATCTGTTCCGTCCTCGTATTTCTTCCCGACGATCGATCCGAACAACATCATGGGGATGAGCGAGGCGGCCATCGGCTGGCCCCGGCAGATCGGCCCGGAGCTGTACTTCAGACGGGAGATCCATCAGCCGGGGATAATCATTAACGAGCTATACCGGATGACATCACCGCAGCATATCGGGGAGCAGATCCCGCTGAACTCCCTGGAGGAATATGCCGGCCTGCAGGAATACGAGGAGACGGGGTATCCCGGGCTGTTGGTCGAATATATCCCAAACTGGCGGCTTGACGACCATTTCTGGGGGATCTCCGATTATTTCGACATCATCCCGCTGCAGGAGGAGCTCAATAACCGGTTCACGAAGATCCGGAAGATCCTTGACCGGCACTCTGAGCCGAAGCTGCTCCTGCCTCCCGGGATCATGCAGTACGATGAACGGCTGCAGCGGTGGTACGTCGAAAAGGAGGATCTCGAGGCCATGGAGATAGATCCGGAGCAGGCGGGAGACCTGCCGAAATACCTGACCTGGGACGCCCAGCTCGCGGCGTGCTATCAGGAGGTGGAAAAACTGCTCGATCTCCTGTGCATGACCACAGAGACAGCTCCTGTGGCCATTGGAATTCCTACCAGGGACGGCGGAGGGGCGGAGTCCGGAAAAGCGCTCCGGTTCCGGCTGATGCGGACCCTGGGGAAGATCTCCCGGAAAAAGCGGTTCTTCGACCAGGGGCTCAAAAACATCCTCTATGCCGCCCAGGTATTGAATTCCCTGTATGGCGGCGGTCCCGCTCCGGAGGATGTAACCATCGAATGGAAGGACGGTCTGCCCGATGATCCCCAGGAGACGGCCGAGGTGCTGAACGCCAGGGTCAACATGAAGACCATGTCCCTTCGCCGCGCCCTGACCTGGGAAGGGCTCCGGGGATACGCCCTGGAGACCGAGATCGAGGAGATCGAAAAGGGGACGGAAGCGGAGTCGGTCGTGCCTCCCCCGGACCAGAAGATAGAGATCCCGGAGGACGAGGAAGGCGAGGACGAAGACGATGCCGGCGAGGACGAAGAGTAAAACTGTACTGAAAAAAGAGCAGGAGCTGGTCCTCTTTTTCCAGATTCAGGAAAGAAAGCTAAACGCCGCCGTCGACAAGATGAGCCGGAAGGCCATCCGGCAGGACGGCGCGACGCCGGCAATGCTGAAGAACTACCGGGAACAGGTCCGTGAGATCCTGGCCGAGATGCAGACGAAAAGCGCCGATCTCGGGCAGGCCCTCGTTCGGTCCGCATACGGCGAGGGTGTTGAGATCGCCGATGCCGCCCTGAAGGCGAACGGGATCTCGGTCATCGCGAATCCCGGGATGATCCACGTGCAGACGGCGAAGGTCATGGCCGAGGCCATAACGAACCGGTTCGGGGATGTGACCGGGGCCATCGGCCGGCGGGTGGACGATATCTTCAGGACGGTGCAGCTCGAGATGGCATCGGCTTCAGCCATGGGATACGAGGGAGTGAAGGAGGCGGCCAGGAACATCCGGGACGAGCTCCTCGACCGGGGCATCGGATTCTTCAAGGACTCAGCCGGGAAGCTGTGGAACCTGGAGACATACGCCGAGATGGCGGCCATCACAGTGACGACCGAGGCCAGAAACCGCGGCACCTGGAACGAGTTCGCGGAGCACGGCGAGGATCTTGTCATCGTCTCGATCCATCCTATGAGCTGCCCGAAGTGCGAGCCCTGGCAGGGGGTCGTCCTGTCCCTCTCAGGAAATACCCCGGGATATCCGACGATCCATGATGCCATGGCGGACGGGCTGTTTCATCCCAGGTGCAGGCACTCGACCGTCCTGTATATTCCCAGGGAGAAGCCGGATGTCGTGAAGCCCAAGGAAAAGGTGAAGAAGGAGAAGGTGAAAAAACCGGCAAAGGCAAAAACGCCTCCGCAGCCGACTCCGAAAGCTCCCCCGGCTCCTCTTCCGCCGACGCTGAGCTATATTCAGGATTCCACCAGGAGGCAATGGCTCGAGGATATCCTTGCGAAATCGTCGCAGGAGATCCGGAACATTTTCCTGAACATGAACCCGCAGCCGGGATATCAGGAGGTATCAAGCGGAGGATCCTACTGTAGTGCAAATGGAGTCACCATTGGGAAAGATGCCATCAAGATGGGACGTGACCGGTACGAGCACGTCTTCTTCCACGAGGTCGGTCATTGGTTTGACCGTATCAATGGGCTTAATGGGAAGATCGTGTCAAAATATTCCATGTCACAGGGGAGCACTATTTACGATGCCATCGAACGGGATAAAAAAACCTTTACGGGGAGAAGCGTCAACTCGGTCATGAAAGCGCAGAGCATGGCAAACGAGATGGGGAGCGGGAAAAAGTATTATTCAAATCCATCAGTAAGTGATATATTTTGCTCGATGACCAGGGGGAAGATCTCGGGAGAATGGGGACATACCGAAAGTTATTACAAAAAGACGGGAAACGCGAATACTGAGGTTTTCGCGAACCTCTTCGATCTCACGGTGAGAGGGGAAAAGGACGCTATCGCCTTTGTCCGCTCATTTTTCCCTGAGACGGTCAAGGCATTCGAAGACTTTATAGCGGACAGGGGGAAGTAACATGGGACCGAAGCCAATAGGGGACCCGGCGGTTATCGAGGCGATGGAGGAGTATCGGAAGACCTTCGGGAAGGAGTTCCCTATCGATTGGATCGACCGGGATTTTACGAACCCGGAGGAGGCGGTGGTCTATATCTCCTCCTTCATCATCAGCGGAAAGCCGGTCACGGAAAAGGACCTGGTGGACACGGAAGCAGTCTACGGAGAAAGGTTTGATCTGAGCGAGTACCTGTAACCTGCGTATTTTGTATACCCCCGGGAAGGGCTTTCCCGGGAAAACATCAGCGGGGCCGCCTTCGGGCGGTCCCGTTTTGCATGGGAGGGCGGCATGGTCAAGACGGTACGGATCGGATCCCTGGATTACGAGGTGAATATTTCGGACACGCTGAGCCAGAAAAATGATCTCGCGGGAAGGATCTGTTATACCTCCTGCGTGATCGATCTCGATGCCTCATCAGCTCCGCAGCGGCAGTATGCCGTCCTGTTCCATGAGATCCTGCACGGGATCTTTTCGGATTCCAGGCTGAGCGAGACGCTGAACAAGGACCCGGCGCTTCAGGAGGACATCAT